CCGCAGTTGTACGAAACTGCGCCGCCGCAATAGCCATCTTCCAAGTTGCCAGTAAAGCTTTGCTCATCACCAGCGCTGGGGAGCACAATGCCGTCATCGTTAACCTTTGTAGCGCCACCCTCCCACACATGGCCGTCCTCATCCACAACGGATGTGGATTGTAGCGGGACGAATCGGTCCTTGTCCCCGTGATTCGGGTTCATGCCCGCGCCGTCACCACCGGCAATGCCCTGCTCGCCCTTCTGCGCGAACACCTCGCCGGTCACCGGGTCCGTGTAGCCGATTTCGGAGGTTGATCCGGAAGAACTGTCAAGACTCCCGAAGGTGGTTTTTGTCCCTTCCGCCCCCGGCGTGTTGGGCGTGTTAGCCCAGTTGTTCGCGTCAAACGCCGCGCCCAATCCGCCAACGCCGCAGGCGAAGGAAAACTTCTGAGCGGGGGTCACGTCAAGCGTCGCTTGCAAAATTTTGCCGCCGGAGCCGGGATCACCGCCCTTGCCGCCCTTGCCGCCCAGCGCCCACTTGTCCGTGTTGCGCTGGAGCAGCGATCCAAGGATCGTTTCTGTGTAGCTTTCCGTTTTCGCCTCCGCCGGATTGCCGCCGTGTCCGCAGTGCCCGCCCTGCGCGCCGCCGATCAAAACCGCCGTGATTGCGGTTACATTCTCCGGCACTTGCCACACGCCGGAGCCAGTCAGGACAACCCGCTCGTCAAAATACTCCGCTGCTTCCGGATGCGCCGGGGTGAAGCCCACCAGTGCTTCCATGCTGCTTTTCAACGTGGCGCTCATGGTGGTGTCGAGGGATTGAATACAGGCGGATACCATTTTCTTGTCATACGGATGGTACACGCTCACAACATGGCCCGGTTTCTCGTGCCCGCTTACAATGTCATTGGTGATAGTTTCGCGGCATCGGTAATAGTCTGCAAGACGCTTCGCCACGGCATAGGAATTCACCAGAGATACCAGCGTGGCGTCTGTAACTGATTTGATGTTTTCCACAGCGCCAGCCGTCACAGGCTGCGTGATTAAGCGGGTGTTGTGGATATACGCCTTGCCGGTCAGTGCGCCAGTGCCAGCGGAAATCTTGGCGTAGTTCGCGCCGCTTTCCAGGATTGTGAACCCAGTCGCAGAGAGGGAGTGCATCGGCTCGGAGAATGTGATGATATCGCCATTCTGTGCCGTGCCGGAGAATAGCTCCTTTACTTCCGTTCCCGCAACGTATTGATGCTCCGTTACCGTCACAGCAGAGATGGGGTCGCTATACCCAACCTTTCCACCGCTCAAATACATTCTGTTGCCTTGAATCACAGACGCCGTTCCGTCCCACAGGGAATCAATGTGCAAAACGCCGTTTAGGTCGGTTGTCAAATATGCGCCAATTGCAAAAAGCACTTGCGCCAGGTTGTCCCTTGCGCTTTTGCCTTGCCCGTTTGTTTTCGGCTGGCAATACGGGAGCCAGCCGTATAGTTTAACGTTTGCAAAAACGCTCTTGACCACAACCGGAACCGCACCGCAAATATCGGGAATTACCTCAGAAACGGTTTGCCCTGTATAAATGCCGCCTTTATGCGGGATCGTTGCCAATAAACCGACCGCAGACCACGCTACAATTTTATATGCGGTTGCGCCCGTCCGCTCAATCGACCGTAAATAGTAAGTCTGCATTGATGCGTTAGAATCGTTTTCCCAGAAACGAATAGCGTCATTCTTCTGAAATGACATAATCGAAGGATCGTCGCATCGCACAACAACTGTCAGCGTATCGGCAGAAATACTCTCACAGCTTAATGACTGCTCTCGTGTGGGCGCAGCTTTTTCTGTTCGGGAAGAATCAAACATCCAATTTTTGTAGGTGATCTTCATATCATTTCTCCGTAAACGCAAGCACCATGCCCGTCCAATATTCTGCAGCGTTCGTTCCGGTTCCTCTGTCAACGCCCTCTGGAGGATCGCACGTCATGTTTGCCGTGCGATAACCTCCGCTTTGGGTGTCGAAAAAATATACGTTCAGATTTCCGCTGTACAATTGCTCGAGTAACGTGTTCAGCTGTGTTTCCGTTAGAGGCATACACGTACAGGTAATAACCGCCTTGATTGCAAGCACGTCCTCCGTGAAACTGCCGTCCAGCATATACCCCTCGTTTGGCCCTTTGATTTTTTTGTGTCCCACCTTGTAGCCGACCGGCGTAAAGTAGGATGTAAAATCAATACCGTTGATCTTGATCGTTTTACTCATGCGCCGCTCCTTAATGTCTCCGCTGCGTTGTACGGCACCATTTTTCGCGCCAATACTGCGCCGTCAAGTTCGGTTGTCAAATTGATTACAATACTACTTCCCACACCGCCGGTCGCCAATGCACCAACACCGGACGCAATAGAGTTGCCGATCGCCGCGACGCCGGAGGCTCCAAAATCGACTGATGCCGTTCCAAAGTCCATGCCAGATGCAATGCTACGCTTGATATTGCCGTATTCGTTATCCCAGCCCTCGCCCAAGCCAAGCGCCATGTTCTCGCCGATCCCGGCGAAGACGCGGGACGGTGAGTGAATACCGAGAACGCCTTTTACGCCATCCACAATGCCGTCGAAAAAGCCCTTTACCATGCCTGTTAGCCAATCGCCCATTCTCTTGATGCCTTCCCAGATTCCTTTGACAAGGGCTATTCCAATTTCGATGGCGGCTTCTCCGATATAGCCTATGGACTGGATAAACGCGGATGCAAGATTTTTGATAATCTTAGGCGCTGCATCCAAAAGCTTTGGCAGATTATCAATTAGGCCTTCTGCAAGCGCAACAATAAACATTGTGCTTGCTTCAATAAGGGCAACAAGTGTGTCTGGCTGAGTCAATATTTCCGCAATCTGTACCACGCAATCAACCAACTGCGGTGCGATTTCCGGCATGGCCGAAGCAATCCCTTGCACCAAAGCAATCAGCATTTGCACGCCTGCGTCTAATAATTGTGGAATAACCGACAAAATTGCTCCCGTAATTTCAGGGGCCATATCCGCAAGTGCCGCAACAATTCCGGGAGCTGCGTCTACAACTCCCTGCACTAAAGCAGTGGCAGCACTCACAAGCGACGGCAACACAGAACTAACAAGCGATGGTAATTGCTCGGAAATAACCGGGGCAAGCCGTGTAATTAAATCCCCGAACCCGGTAAAAATTTTTTCAATACGCGGAAGAATATTTTCAGCCGCTTTGCCGACCGAATAGATGAAGTTTTCAATCAGCTGGTCAAGGTCTGCGTTATCGTCTGCAATTCCGGTTACAAGATTTGACCAAGCGGATTTCATCATGTTAACGCTGCCTTCGATAGTGCTTGCCGCTTCCTCCGCCGTTGTCCCGGTGATCCCCATTTGATCTTGGATCACATGGATTGCTTCAATCATCTTGTCGAAAGAAACGCTATTGACTGTGTCCGCTGTGACCTCGACGGTATCGCCCAACACCCCTGAATCGTTGATAAGCCGCGCCATTTCTGTCGCCGTGCCACCATAACCGAGTTTGAGGTTATCCAGCATGGTATAGTTTTGCTTTGCGAAACCTTGATAGGCGTTCTGGATCATTTCCATACTTGTGCCCATCTTGTTCGCGTTATCCGCCATGTCAATGACAGCCTGGTTTGCTACCTCCGCCGCCTTTTCTGTGTCACCGCCAAGGCCCTGCAGCAGCGACGCCGAAAATGACGTAACTGTGTCCATATACTCATTAGCGGAAAGCCCTGCGGTTTCATACGCGCGGTTTGCGTATTCTATGACTTGATCGGCAGAGTTTTTAAACAGCGTCTCTACGCCTCCGACAAGCTGCTCGTATTCCGCGTATCCGTCAATGGATTTTTTTGTCAATATGGAGATGCCGGTTGCAGCTGCCGTTAAAGCAGCCGCACCAGCCTTCGCTGCCGTTGCAAGCCCGCCTTTCAGTTTGCTTGCCAACGCATCCGCTTTTTGTCCTGTCTCGGAAAACCCACTGTCCACGCCGCTGTCGTCCACAGTTACCTTGATAAACAGGTCCATTAAATTCATGCTTTCACCACCAATCCGCACCGCACAACCACATCGGCGGTGATCTCTTCACATGTCCTGTTGTCCTGCTTCTTCGGCTCAATAATGTCCGCGTATCGCGCCTTGATGTAGTTCCCGCCCACGTATCGTGCCGTGTTTTCGGCCACAATTCGCAGCGCGTCGGTCACATAGATGCGGTATGCCTCGGTTTTCGCTTTCTCTTTGGCCCGCGCCACACAGTACCACAGGAAAGGCTTTACTTGTTTTTGCCCTCGGTATTCTCCTGCGCAGAGCCAGAGGATTTCCCGCTCTGCGCTGAGATAAAAAGTTCTCCAAACGCCTCATCCGTCAGAAGTTCTGTTGCGTCCCGCATCAGTTTTGCGAGATTCAGCGTCCCCTTGTAGGCTTCTGCGCTTACGCCTTCGATAGCAGAAAGGATATCGATGATATCCCCCTTATGCTGCTTGAGCAGTGCAGGGAGCGCTTTACGCGCCCGCTGCATTGCAAACTCTTTCGCCGTCATTCCCTCTGGGATCTTTTCACGCCGAAACATGGCGGAAGCCTTCTCGTCTTCTGCGATGTTGGCAATGGGGTCAATGATATCTGCGATAACATCAAACACCCGCTCACCATGAATGTCGGAAAGTTTCATATCAGCCCTCCGCCGTACCGGCCTTAATGTAGATCTCAAAGGGGACCGTGTCCTGTGCTGCCATGGAGTAGTGGGCGGTATACTCAAAAGCAAACTGCCCCTTTGCCTTGTCGCTGGTCTGCAGCTGGAAGCCGCCGGTGGACAGTGCATTCATCAGGTGAATGGCGACGAAGCCGCCATTTTTATCGCCGTTCTTGTCGGAGTAGTCGCCAACCAGCCAGATGTCGGCAAAGTCAGCGTCCGACAGATCGTTCCGAGGCGTTACTTTCCCATCGCTGGTACCCACATCGGCAGCACCGCAAAGGCTCTTTGCGCTCTTAGTGTCTGCGTTGATGAACGTACCCGTCATCTTCGCCTCCCAGGAATCCAGCCGTTTCAGCTCCTTCATGTTCTTCGGGCAGTTGTCAATGTCCTCGCCAAAGTCCGAATAGGTCGGCGTTGCGGTAAAATTCACGCCGCCGGTAGTCGCGCCGATCTGTCCCGCCTCTCCGATGGTTCCGGTGGCCGGGGTAAAATCGGTGGTCAAAATACCGGCGTTGATCTGCAATTTTTGAAATGCGTCGGAAGGAATTTTTGTGAATTTCATAGTTTCGTCCTTTCATCAGTTTTGCGACAGATATTCCACCGTGATGTTGAGATACCGCCGCTTGATGTTCTTATCGCTTTCGTCCGCGATGTTCTGGCACCACGGGGACCCGCGCTTGATCCACATCGCGCCTCCGTCATAGGGAACGAACGCGCCGCCCATGCCGATGGCGTCAGAGATTTCCTGTGCCTTGGCGTTGGGGATTGCCTCGCTTTCCGTGTAATACCAGAGGTTTACCGTCAGAGCGATTCCCCCACTCTCCCATGACCCAGTAATCAGTTCATAGGTCAGCCACGGGAACGTCGCGTCCTTCGGCACATTGGATGTTGGGTATGCCGGGAGGAATTGAGAAAACCACGCATGGAGCGCCTTATCCTTTGTCATTTCGGCAGCTCCTTTCGCTCCGCAGTGAAGAATTTGAGCGCCCGGATTGCCGGTCCGGCAGATTTCGGAGCTGCCTTTTCCTCCGGGTTTGACGTCACCCGGTAGGTCAGCCCCGTTTCCCCATCCCGGAAATAATCGTTGTACTCAATGGGCACGTCCCGGTTGACCAGTGCGGAATACACCGAGGTCACGCCCTCTTGTTCCGCCCTCCGGGCCTCCATGGATGTATCAAGCGCCTGATAGTTGAGAAAATCGGCGCCGTCAACCCATTCCGTGATGTAGCCGCCAGCGCCGTCGCCCGTGCGTTTCTTTTCAATCAGCACGCACTTTTTACCAAACGCATCCAACAGCATTACGGCTCCACCCCCTTGAGCTTCCGCCAGTCATTCAATCGGCCTTTAAAAGCATCCTGCCAGCCCGTCACGGCGCTTGCGTCGGCCTTCCCACTACTCGCCTTGGTGTAACTGTACCCCCCGAAACTCTCGCTCGTGTAGGGGCTTAAAACGGCTTCGCCGTTTTTTTCTTCCCACGCGGCAATGTCGATAGAAAGCGTCACAACCGCCTTCGGAATCGCCAGCGCCCACACCGTCCCGGTGAATGTTTCATCCGTCAGGTCAACCGCCGGATACAGGTGTAGGCCATCGTTGAACACGGAGCCGCAGATGCGGAAATATTGATTGGTTTGGAGAAAAGGCAGCGTAATGCTGCCATTCTCCACGGTGAACGTGCCCTCGTGAATGTCCACAAGGAACCAGTTGTTCAAGTGCCGTAAGACCTGTTCAAGCATCACGCTGCCCCCCTTATTTAGCCCGCAGCAGCCGCAGCAACGGTAGCCACGGCAATGCCGTCCAGATACTCAGCCCACAGCTTCATGCCCATGATGGCGTACATATCGCCGGTGGCGCGGCTGTAATCGCCGTCGACGTGAACGCCGATCAGGTTGGTCTCGCCCTTCACGGTGTAGTTCAGGCCCAGCTTGGCAAAGTCGCTGTCGCTGGGGTCCACATAGTACAGGTCGATGTTCTCCACGGGCAGAGCGATCACCTTCTTGGAGGCAATGTACTTCTCAGGCAGCAGGAACAGAGTGCGGTAGCCCATGAAGTTCTCCACGTAGTTGATGCCGAACATGGTCTGAACGGTGATCTCTTTGTCGCCCAGGTAATCGTAAGCGTCGATGATGTTGGCGAATCCCACCACCTCGGTCACGTCTTTATCCAGACCGGCAAACTTGTCCAGCACCTTGCCCTTAGCCATGGCCAAAGCGCGCTGCCACGTCTTCTCGGTCACCTTCAGAGTGCCAGTACCGAGGAAGGTGTAGAAGTCGGTCAGGACCTTGTTCTGCAGGGCCACGAGGAAAGCCTCGTCGGTCTTCTCCACGGCAACGTCAGCGCCGTACTTTGCCACGCTCTCGATGGTCACGCTCTTGGCATACTTGGAAATGTCGATGTCGCCGTAGGCAACAGGCTCCACCTTCATCTTGGTGAAGGGAATCTCGTCACCCTCAGCCACGGTGCCGCCCTTGAGACCGCCGTCCACGCTGGCCTTGTAGGAAACCAGCTTCGTGCCGGGGGCCTTGCGGATAGGACGCATGATGCCCATGATGTTGCGCAGTGCGTCCCAGTTATCAGCAAAGCGGGACACGAAATCCACCTCACGGGCGGAAGTGGTAAACTGGGCAGAAGTTGTTACGTTAGTTTTCGCAGCCATAAATAGCTCCTTTCAAAAAATCAGTTGTTTTCGCTTGCCATCAGATCGGCAAGTGCTTTCTGGCGCTCCGCCGTAGACATCACATACCGGCCCTTATCGTCCTTCTTGTAAATGTCCTCGCGGGTCTTCGCGCCGCCGGTGTTCGCCGGGGGATTGGCGGGATTCGCCCCGTGCGTCTGCGTGGTGGAGACCAGCCCCTTGTAGGTGCCGTCTACGAGCGCATCAAGGGCCTTGGTGTCCTTGATCTTCTCGCCGTCCAGCTCCAATGCGGCCATTTCCTCGCCGCAGCCGCGCATCGCAAGGTCCAAATTCGCGCCGGTGATGTTTTTGCTTTCAAAGTAAGCACGCACGGCCTTTTCCTTTGCCGCCTTGCTTTCCTTTGCCGTGACGTCGGATTTGTAAGTTTCAAAGGCCGAGTGTTCCTTCTCGTACTTCTCCTTATAGCCGCCGTCACCCGCTGCCTTGAGGTCGTCCAATTCCTTCTGGACGCCGGGTAGCTTCTCTGCGTCCGCCTTGTACTTCGTGAGATCGTCCTTGAGGGGGTCAACCACGCCCAGATGCAGCGCAACCAAGCGATTCTCGATTTCTTCGGTGCAAGCCTCGCCGAGAATATTCCTGATTTCCGCTCTCGTAAATTTCGCCATGTTATTCGTTCTCCTTTTCCTTGGCCCCAATTCTTCGGGGGCGAACGTTGTATAAAAACCGCTGTACCTCGCGGGTTTTACCGAAAACAAAAGAGCCAACCACCGAGAAATTCTCAGTAGCTGGCTCCTATTGCCCTTTCCCGCGCCCTATTGCGCGGAAGTTGAATATTTGATTGTTTTCTTGACCTCTAATACGATATACCCGTCGCCCTTGCGCCGGATTTCCGCGTCATTGCCACGCCGTATAATGGCTTCAATGGTCTTGATGGTCTCGTTATCCATTTTTCAGCTCACTTTCCAGAATGTCCCGATACTGTCCCACATGGTCGGCGGCAGCTGGTTTCAGAAACGGCTGTGCCTTGTTGCCGCGCGTGTAATGCCAGTTGCCTTTTGCGTCCTGATACACCCACGGCGTAGGCCGTCCGCCTCCGCCTTCGGCGTAAATGCCCGTGCCAAGTTCAACGTAAGGCGCAGACTCAACATTTGTCCCAATATATACCGCAGGTTCATCTTCGTCCACAACATGAGTAATGCTATTCCTAAGATTGCCCGTATCTGGTATTTGCAGTTTTTTCGCATATCCCTCTGCCACCAGCCCGATCTTTTCAAGGCCCCGCAGCAGTGCCGCTTTGATCTCAGCAGAAACCTCCGCGCTGTGGTCCTGAATATCAATGTTCATTGTTGTCCTCTGCCCAATTTTTCCAGTTCGCTGGCAGTGCAGTCAATCAGCTCGTTATCGCTATCTCTTTCCACCAAAAAATACGTCCCGTTGGTATTTCTGATGTCGACAACAATGCCGGTATCTCCAGTACTTTTTACCTTAACACGGTCATATTCACGGATCATCCTGCATCCTCCTTGTTTTTCCTAAAGGCAGTTATGATACGCGGTTTGCTTTCGGGCGCATCCTTTATCCAGCCAGTGCAAAACGTTCGTTGCTTTGTTACCCCAAGTTCCATGTAAATATTAAAACGCACGGCTCCGCCGCCTAATTCTTTAAAATCCACAGCCTTTTCCATGTTAAACTGCCTTGCCATATCATAGCGCAATTGGAGCGGATTGTCTGACGTATATCCAACATCAAAGAATTGGTCTGCGTGTTTAGCTCCACTTTTCAGGAAATAGCCTGTGTATTTTTTGGGTGTTGTTATGCACTCCGCATTTTTAACAACAACAGTCTGCCGCTTTGTGGTTTTTAATTGCGCCCACTTTTCAGGTTCATTATACTTCAAATTCTGGAAATTTTCAACGGTATTCGGAACTTTTTTGTTCAGAACCGCCTTGTATTCTTTCCATTGGCGCGTGTCTGCCGATAGATTCCGGCCTTTTTTGATAAAGATACCCCACGCGGCAGCATTTTCCGCTTCTTTCTGTGCCGCCCACTCTGAATAGGTCATATCTGAAACGATCTCGTTTTCGCCTGTAACCGAATTTCTGGCGCGTCTTTGTCCCGTGGAATTAACTCCACCAATGTCCGCAACCATCGTGCAACGGCAATTATACACGAGGTAGCCAGGTGCAGAAGTATCACCGGGGAACATGATGTCATAACCATCGACTTTGAACGGCTTATCAATGCCCACCGTTTGACCGTCCAGCATGGCATGAGCGTGTCGCGTTCTGCCGTCCAGCGTCGCAAGCCATTGTTTCTTGAGCTTAATGCCCATCTTTTCCGCTGCCGCGTAGCTGTCCATGCGTCCGGCGTTCTGCGCTCCGGTCACGGCGGTTCTGGCGGTGCGGATGGCGGAATCGCGGCTCATGGTGGTGATCCGCTTTTGCAGGTTATCCGCCATGTGCTTGATGCTCAATCCCTGCAAGATGGAGCTGGTGACACTGGCCGTAATTTGCTTCTTGCCGTATGCAAGATCGATCCCGCGTTTCAGCGCTTTGTCCTTTGGATAGTACGGCATCAGCCCCGGCTGCTCCACGATCAGGCGTTTCACCGTCTGCTCGTCCCACAGGTCAAAGCCAACGTCCCCAGCCACGCTCTCGACGGTATACGCCGCATAGTTGCGGTTGAGAGAGTAAATACCGGGTGTTGCGTCATTGGTGTAAGACACCGCCACGGCGTTTGCATCGGTGACACGGTGTGCCACCTTGTCCCGCATAGCTTGATAGCGTTCTCCGCGCCCGATTTGGTTTAGCCGCCAGTTCTTATAATCGGCCTCCGTCCATTCCTTACCGTTCTGCACGGTGCCGATCAGAGCTTTCATTTCCTCGTCGCGCTTTTTGAATTGCTCAAAGTAAGCGTCAATGGTTTCTTGCAGCTCTTTCCCCGCCTCGCGGTATAACTTTGCAATGCGCCGTTCCAGCTTTGCAAGCTCCTTGTCGGTCAGTTGATGCCCAAGATCACTGGTCGCCATCGCCGCTCACCCCCGGCGCGTCCGGATCTTCAATGCTCCGGTTAAGTTCTTCTGCTGCCTTCCGCTTTGCCATGTCCTCGTACTGGTCGATGTCACCGTTGATCGTCAACAGCTTCTTTGTGATGTATTCGTCATCGTAATACGCCGCGCCCAGCAGAATATTTTGTGTTTCCTCGCTCTTGTTGATAATCTGATTGCGCGTGTAGCTTGGCTGATCTTCAATACCTGCCAAACGAAGAATCTCAACAATAAACCGCGTGACCTCGGATTCAAACTTGTCCGTTTTCAAATCCAACGGCACATAGCTGGCCTTGATTGCGGTCGCCGTTTGATTCCCAGCGGATACCGCCGCAGCGTCGAAGCACTGGAAATCCTCATACAGCTTTTTCTTGAGCATATCAATGGTGCTGCTGGTGCCCTCATACGGGGCCTCGATGGTCTTGCTCTCCACCTTCGCACCATCATCGCCGTTAGCGTGTGCAACGTGCGTGGTTTTCAGCCGCTCAATAAACTTTGCATCGTCCAGATCATCCATGCCGTTGCAATTAGACAGCACCCAATAAATCAGATTGCCCTCATCTACATTGTTGACCATGTTTGAGGACGCAAGATCGAGCGCGTCAATGGTGTTGCGCTTTCCGACAATTTCGGAGAGACACCGCTTGTTGTTCTTCAGCGGCACGATGGGGAAGCTTGGATAATTGCCGCCGTCGTAAATCTCTGTTCCACCGACTTCGGCCTTGCGCTCGATCAGCTTATAGCTGCGCTTCGGCTGCATGGCGGCCATATCCTCGCCGCTGGGCTGGAAATACTCGGTAAAGCCGTCGATCTCGTACAGCGTCGCTCTCAGAGGCTTATCCTGTGCCACCTGCCAGAACCGAATACCGGCTTTCATTGCACCGTCCTCTTCATCATAGAGGGGGACAAACTCAAGCAGAGAGAACACGCGCAAATGTGTCAAATCCCAAAAGCCAAAAGACACCCCTGCGATTTTCGCCTCACGCGCCGCATCCATGACTTCCTGGTCAAAGTCCGGGCACAGCTTGTTCGGTGTTTCCTTCTCCGCAAAGGTCACGCCGTTTCCCAGCAGATACGAAACCTCCTGATCCACCGCCAGACCGAAGAAGCGGCTGGCCAGCTTATGGTTTGCCGTCCACATATCCGTGTGAGCACGGCCCTGCATATCGTAGATGATCTTTTCATAACGGTTGATTGTCGGATTCAGGCCGTTGTAATATTCCTCAGCATCCGCCGCCGTCTTATATGCGTGGGATTCGCGGTGCTCGTTGATTGCGCTGCGGATAAACTCCATCCGCGCCTTTTCGTCCTCGCCCACCGCCACAAGGTCGTTATATGTTTTGATAGCCGCTCACCGTCCTATCTGTTCCAAATGGGGGTATAATCGCTCTTGCCCTTTTGGCCGGGCGCTTTCCATATCGATTCTGTCGCATATCGGCACGCATCAATATGGTGGTTGTTTGCATCAGGATAACCGCTGAGGATCTCTCCCTCGCGGTTCCGCTCGTACTCATAGGAAATAAATTCTTCTGCCGTTTTAGGGCATTTTACCTTATCAATTACGATGCTCGACAAGCCTTGCAACCACTGCATAGAGCGGTCAATACTTCCCGGCCCTTTTCTTGCGCTAATGCAGCGCAAGCCGAACTTTTGATAGTCCGCGACGCTCTTCGGCTCTGCACCGTCTGCGGTGATGAGGTCATCGCGGGTCAGCCCATAATCAATCAGCATATCAGCCGTTTCTTTGTTCCTCTTTTTGTTTGCGGTCATTTCCGCAAAAATGTATAGTGTTCGTCTCGCGGCGTCGTAATGGCAACGGTTGAACGCCCACGGATCGGGGAAATATCCCCAGTCAACGCCGTTATAAATGCGGTCGAAATGCGAAATTTCCTCGTCAGTGATTTCCCGCAACTCCAAATTTTCAAACACATTTCCGCCAGTTCCTACCGGAATACCGAGATATTCGTGCTGATATGCTCGCTCGTCCGTCTCTTTCAGGTGTTCCGCTTCTGCAAGAAACTGTTCTCCCAACCACTCAGGCGGTGCTTGCAGATATGTTGACTTATGACATAAGCGGTCAGCGCGTTCTTCCAAGCTGTCCTTGTTCGCCCAGTTGTCGCGCGAAATTGGCGGGTTATAGCTCTCAAAATTCCAGAACATCGAGCCACCGCGCATGGTGGACTGCAAAATGGTTCGGATTTCCGCGCGTCCGGCAAACTGGTCTTTTTCCTCAAAGTGCGTCACGGCGATATAGCCAAACGGGACTTTGATAGATTTGATCTTCATCGGGTCATCAGCGCCGCGAAACATGATCTTCTGGCCTGTCGGCTTATAGATCAGCTCCATCGGGGATACTTTCGCTTCCCAATACGCCGCCATGTCCAGCTCGCCGATTGCCCAGATATACTGTGCATAAACGCTATCGCGGATTGTATTTGCCACCTTGCGCAACACAAGCGCATGCGTTCCCGGATTGCCAACCAGCAAAAGCGGTACAAGAATTGATACTGTGGAGGATTTCAGTGAGCCACGCCCGCCGCTAAAATCGTAGTGCGTATGCCCATGCCTAAAAATGTCATGTGCAATGCTATAAAACGCAGGGCCGATCTTTTCTGACAAGAGAATATCAGACATCGATAATCACCTTGACACCGTCCGCATTGACGTTCTGCTCCACAATATCTTTTTGCTCAAGGTACTGTTTCCCCAGCCAAATAGCCATGCTTGCGTTCTTTTCGGCCAGTTTCCACTGCGCTCTCCGCAGGCTCGACTTTCCTACCTGACTCTTGCTTTTATATGTGTCCGCAAAAGTCATTTTATACGTCCGTTTGCACCATCGATTCAGGGTGTCCGCGCTGCACTCAAGCACTCCGCAGATTTCTGCTTCCGTGCACTGGATGCCACATAGGTTCTCAAACAGCTTTTGATTTATTACCTTTTTCGGTCTTCCAGTCCGTGCCACTTCCACCCCTCCATTCCTTAAGATTCGATCATGCCAGAGATTTCTTTCTCGCAGTCAGATTTCTTGCCACCAATGTATGCAGGCCATTCATGGCCCCTGTAATATCGCCGGACTTAATCAGCCCGTTCAGTGTTTTCATTTGCTGTGTGGATAAATACTGATGGTTTTTCTTCAACATCCTTCGTGCAGTCGCCTGAGCATCAGTCATGCAGAAGCACCGCCTTCTTTCCGGTGAACTTCTCCCACCGGTCAACAATGACGTCTGCATACTTCGGGTCATACTCCATGCAGAAAGCGTGTCTGCCATTCTGCTCCGCTGCCATGATCGTTGTGCCGGAGCCAGCAAACAGGTCAAGTACATTCTCACCCGGCTTACTAGAACACTGCATCTGGTAATCAAACAGCTTAATCGGCTTCATGGTCGGATGCTCCGCAGATTTGACAGGCTTATCGAAATTTAGCACAGTTGTCTGCCTGCGGTTCTTGAAGAAGTAGTGCTTCTTGCCTTCCGTCCATCCGTAAAGGCAAGGCTCATGCGCATCCTCTTCAATCTCGCTCTCACCGTACAGGCAAGGTTCATGTTTCCACTGGAAATCCTGTCTCCCCATTACGAGGGAATTCTTCACCCAAATCAGGCACTGCCGGACGCGCAGCATCGAATCTTTACACGCACCACGGAAGTTATACCCCTCGCTGTCTGCATGCCAGATGTAGAACGGAGCGCCGGGTTTCATAACCATCGCTGCATTGGAGAAAGCATCCGTCAGGAACTGCCTAAAGGCTGCATCTTCCATGTTATCGTTCTTGATTTTACCGGCGGTGCCCTGATAGTCCACATTGTACGGAGGATCGGTGAGAAGAAGATCGATTTGTGCCCCCCCCACAAGCTTTTGTACATCAGTCAGAGATGTACTGTCTCCGCACATGAGGCGATGGTCTCCAAGCTGGTATACATCGCCCAGCTTGCTCTTCGGCTCCGCCGGAATGACAGGTTCATAATCATCCTCGACAACGGAATCGTTCAGTTCATCACGCAGACCCCATTCAAAGTCAAACGCCGACAGGTCAAGACCGGGCAGTTCATCAGCCAACAGGTCAAAGTCCCAATCGCTCTCGTTGCTCTTGTTATCCACCAGCCGCAGGGCGTTCACCTGCTCCGGTGTCAGATCGTCCACGCAGACGCACGGTACTTCTTCCATACCCAGCTTCTTCGCCGCCAGAGCGCGGCAATGCCCGATTACGATCACGCCGTCACGGTCAATCACAATCGGCTGTACGAATCCGTACTGCTTGATGCTCTCCGCAACGTTGTTGATTTGCCGCTTATCATGCTTTTTTGCGTTTGCGGCATACGGCACAATATCCGCAAGCCGCCGCTTTGTGATTTCCATGCCATCCTCCTGTTTTGCTACCAGCCCCCACCCCTTGGCCTTACATAGCAGACTTTACCCGCCCCGCAGTCTCTACCATTACCCCACGCATAAGCGCAAGCCTTCGATTTTGAGGGGCATACACGCTGTCTCTTCCAGCCGTCAAGATTGGTTTGCATAACCTCCGTGCCCAAAGACACGAGCCGCTATCTGGCACGGCATTGCAGTCCTGCCCTGCTTTAGCGCTTCGGGGAAAGTCCCCGTCACTCGCTGTGGTCTCCCCTTGCGGGGCACCTATGCCGTGAATGTCCCTCCTGGGACACATCGTTGAGAGGTGCGAGGGGTCCTATGCCCAACCGGAATTGCACCGGGGCATCAAGGGCAAGTACCAGTTGCCGGAGATGAGCTGCTTTTACAGGCCGCAGCTTATATATTCTTGGAGCGAGGACACATCACCCGAAACGCTCCCCGCCATGGTGCAGACGGCAGGACTTGAACCTGCGACATTTTCATTATTGGCGAAATGCTCTTGCCGACTGAGCTACGTCTGCATATCCCCGGCGGATGCCGGGGTCAGGAGGAAAGAAAGGATGGATGGAAAGAATGAGGATACGGATATAACCCCGCACCCTCATTCTGACACATATTTTTCTACGCTTGCCCCGAATTGGGGGCAAAGACCAATTTTTTTTGCGATACTATAAAGGTTTACTCTCTCGCTCGCCCTCGTCCCATGCAAGCTCATCCAAGCTGACGTGGTAATGATTCGCTATCAGCTTCAATTGGCTGAGAGCCGGTTCGTTCTCCCCGGTTTCGTACTTCCGCAGCGTATCATGCCCGATCCCAATCAGCTCCGCTTTCACTCTCATGCTTTTAGCAGGCCGCTCAGATTCCCTTAACTTCCGCAGCCGTTCCGGGAATGTACTCACGTAACCACCTCGCATAGCCGGAAATTCTCTACAACAGGGCCTCCCGCCGTTTCTGTCCGCACGCTGACAAACCGGCCCTTTGGGTGGATGTAAATTACCTCTCCGCGCCGGAACGGATACATCTGCTCATACGTTGGGTGCTGCCGCTCCAGCTGCGACGGTATGGACTTGAATCTGGCCCGAACCACCTGTCCAAGTTTCATGATTCCTCCATTTCCATCAGTTTCACCAAGTCCCAGAACTTCCGCGCGTCCAGCCCGGTTTCCGTCTTGATCTTGCCAAGCCGATAGATCACGCTGTTGTGGTGAATATCCATCTCCTTTGCGGTTTTCACGCAATTCATATCATTCTTTGCATAGATGCGCAGGAGCGATATATCTTCCTTCTGCATAGTTACCTCCCATAACGGACCTTTTTCAGATCCTTGTATCTGTCCGGGAACGGGATCAACTTCGCCTTGTCCCGGATAATCTCCGCCAGCACCCGGTCCATGTGCACCTGCCGGACGTCTGCCTCCGGGTCCTTGCAGTTTAAGGCAGGCCTGTATTCCCGCTGGGTCTCCATCCACTCATGCGTGACGCGCATAATGCGATCATACCCCCAGCCTTCCTTCTGGTGCATGGTCATCTGCAAAGTGTCAACGGCAAACTGCGCTGCCATCGCAGCACCGGCCCAAAAGACCGCATCCAACTGCGCGTCCCGCCGTTGCAAATAAGCGGATTGTTTAGCCATCCCCGCCATCCTTTCTCTTGCCGTAGCTGCAAAAATCGTCTGGATGTTTACGGTCGAGATGGACTTCACACCATCCCGTTTTCGGTTTGTTGTATGACCGACAATCCTTGCACCGCGTCACAACTACGGCATCCACGGTGGGGGCGAATCGGATTTCTTCTTTTGCTAAAATATCTGCATCGGAAATTCCAAACTGTTCTTCCAATAACTCTGCGTCAATCAGCCTCATGGTCAGCACCTCCGTCCATTATCGCCCCGCAGTGGGGGCAGTAGTCAGGGAGCCAATAGTCCCACTTCACTGCATCCAGTCCTTCCGTTGACTTCTCCCCGCATACTGAGCAAGTTTCGTCCGCGTTCCACCACCCATGCACCACCGTGGCCACGTCGGCGGCTGCTTGCGAGGCAACAATCTCCATTGCCATGGCACCGTCGGAACCGTCCACCCATTTCGCCGCCATCACCGCTTTTACGGCAGTTTCTCGTTCAATATATTCAGCCATCTTCATTTCCTCCGAATTCCGCCTCGTACTGTTCCGGCGTGATAATCTCGATGTCCTTTGCGGAGTAGCCCAAGGTGTCGAGGCACAGCAGCTTCGCCAGTTTGTCTTTGTCAATAGACGCCGCAGCGTCCTCATAGGATACGCCTGGTTTTGCCTCAAAGCTGATTTGAGTGCCAAACGCCCCAGCCACTCTAAAGCAGATTTTATATTCAGCCATTGTCAGCCCTCCAGTTTCAGTTCTTGCACAGTCTGGTGGATACGCTTTGCGCAGGCAGGGCATATTTCCCCCACATCCACTATGTTCGGGTCGCTTGCGTAGTGGATGTCAGCGTTGTTCTCCACGCTGACTCTATAAGTGTCCTGAAGATTGTGTATTTCTTTTCCGCAAAGATCACAAAAACGCTTCGTCATGTTCTTTCCTCCCTCCCATAAAACGCCTCTAAGTCATCCTGTGCCTTGTCCACGAAATCAGGGCAAGTTACGCACTCCGGCAATGGGGCATCCGTCATGGGGTCAACCCATCCAAGGCAGTAGATGCGGTCTTTCTCGCCGTCGTTCCATTCGTGGGACGGGCGCCCTCTCTTGCCAAACGCACACTTAACCGTTGCCATCCTTCATCGCCTCCAATGCTTTCTCCGCCGCCTCGCGGGTGAGAAACACAGTCTTGCCGATTTCCTCTGGATAAAACTCCCATGCTTCGCCGTTTTCGTCTGTCCCCTTCAGGAATACGGTTTTATAGCCGTCATACCATCCGATGCGGTCTGCGTCATCCAAGGAAATTTCCCTGATCGGTTGCTCTACATAGTCTTTGTCAATTCCCCAGAATAAAACTTGATCCCCAAAGACACCCTCGAGCCAGTCCTTGCACGGCAGCACAGCCAGCCGACCGTCCTTGTCTGCTTTGGCCAGCTGGCGGAACCTGTCCAGTGCCTCACTGGCTTTTTGGTTTCCAATTAAATCTTGAAAAAACACCACAAAAGATTGAAACGCTTCTGGCGTCATGCCCGTGTCTAAATACTGACGCAGCAGCGGGCAGTGCGCCGCCTGGACCGCCGTGCAGAACCCGCCGACCGCAGTACAGTTCCCGTTATCCTCATGCCTAAAGTGGCAACGCAGGCAATTAACATTTTCCATTATTTCTCCTTCGGCGGTTCCGGCAGCGGCATCCACGCCAAAGCACGAGCATTTGTTCCATTGGCAACTTCACCGCCCCAGCGCCCGTTGTTTTGATATCCGAGTGCGTAATTTACAAACATTCCATTAAAGTCTCCATAGCGGAAATACTCACCCCAACACAGCACTTTCCGAAAATTCTCCGGTAGCCGCTCCTCCACCGGGATCCAGTGGGGCACCTGCCCCCGCAGTTTCTCAATTTCTTTCGCCTGCGCTTCAATCCGATCAGCGGCTTCCGCCAGATCGTCGCCCAGCGTGATCGGCGTTTCCCACTCATTTGCTCGTGCCCATTCTGCGTGCTCACGCAGCGCATTTACGAGGTTTGTATCTCTCATAATTCATCCTTTCCACACGGGAACAAAAAGCACCCCATGTCTCCCGGTTCCTCTACCGTGCCAAACCGCCGTTTGGTAACAGCGATGGGGAACTCTTCAATCTCGCTGGCCCATAGGCACGTTCCGCGGCCGTTCAGCTGCTCCCAGATCAGCGGAAACCCGCCGATCCCATCAAACAAACTCGCCATAGTCGCATCCCGCTCGTAGTTGCCGCACAGCCGTTTCAACAGCCATTTCCACGGCGGCAGGGCGATGGAGTTGCCCAGTGCCTTATACCGGGGGCTGTCCGCACTTCCTTTCACTTTTATTTTGCGCCCACGTTTATCTGTTTTAACCCAATCTCCAATATCTGTCCATCCGTCCGGGAACCCCTGAAGCCGTTCGCATTCCAACGGGGTCAGACGGCGAACCACTCGATTCTGCACCGGGTATGTTTCCGAATCCTCCCGGAAATCGCAGTTTGCTTTTGCCTTTAGCGTGTGTGCAATATCCGGTACAGTCGCTCCGCATACCAGCATATCGTTATAGGCATCCTGCCCGTTATAGCTCCCTGCGTGTGCTCCGGGCGATAAAGTCCCGGTGGTTTTCTGGTACGTCAGCGGGATTTGGTTGCCGCCGGTTCCCATCCGGGCTTGCAGACTGGGGGCTACCTCGCCGCAGTCCCGGATCACGTCGCAGGCGTGGCTCATATCCAGAATGGAGGGCTGGTGCCCATGCTCCTGTGCTCTCAGCGTCCCGGAAACATCATGGCTCACGCCCATCACATTCCCGCCTTGATCGTTCAGGCACATCACCGCCGGTTTGTTTCCTCCGCACTCCGCATTCAGCGTAGGGGCCTGTTCCTCGGCGTATCCGATGCTCCGGGCCTGTTCGCTGTTCCCCAACTTAAACCCGGCGCACAGTACGGCTTCCTGATTTTGCCCGCTGTTTTCTCCGGCTGGCAGCGTTGGCATCACACCGGCTTCGCTGTATACCCGCTTGCTTTGAGAATCCCACGGAGTAAGGCAGTTCGGCCCAGCGCAGATCGCCGGACGGTCAATGGTGTTCAACGTATAGCAGACATCTTCTTTCCAGCCCTTTCCGTTGCATCCGGCGGTATCAGCCCGGTCGATTGCGTTCCCTTGGAGGCAGATTACTGATCCGGCGTCTTTGCCTGCTCCACCAGCACCTCTTTCAGAATCCCCGGCAAGGCCTTCCCCCCGCGCTCCGCTCTCCGCAAAATCCCCTGACATGCTTTGCCGCTCAAACGATATTTCCCATGCGGTGTCGCCTCCAAAATCTGCGACAAGCGCGATTCTACGGCGACGTTGGGGGACTCCCCAGTGTTGCGCGTCGAGCACTCGCCACGCCACGCTCCATCGTCCTCCCATTTCATCGTGGTATCCCCCCCAGGTGTTCCAACCTTTTTCAGGCACTTCAATATCGGGGGCTTCCGGTTCTGCGATGCGGATGGCTTCTTCGAGGACGGCTGCGAAGTCTTTTCCTCCGTTGGAGCTGAAGGCTCCGGGAACATTTTCCCAGACCATATACCGAGGTCGCACAAACTCACCCGTTCGCCCCATTCTTCTGTCACGTTCTCTCATCTCCTTGATAATCCGTATTTGCTCCATATACAGGCCGGAACGCACCCCGGCAAGCCCTGCCCTCTTTCCAGCAATGGAAAGGTCCTGACATGGGCTGCCGCCGATCACCACGTCCACAACGGGGGCTTCCCCGCCGTGGATCTTTGTTATATCGCCTAAATGAAGCATATCAGTCCTCCAATTCCCCGCCGCAGGCAGCGTAACCGGCAAGGTCAACGAAGCAATCGCCCGTTGCCCGGTTGCCCTGAATTCGTGCGATTTTCAGCAGCGCCATCATCATGGCAACATCCTTCGCCGTAATCATGTGCCCGGTGTATACCGTCCAGTATTGCCAAATCAGGCCGAAACTGTCCTCTGGCGTTCCATAGTCGGTTTCCCTTCCTCCGCACACGCACTGCTTGGCAGCGGCTAAAATCTCTTCACGGGTCATTCCTCCACCTCCAGCTTTGCAAGCAGGTCATACTCACTTGGGTCTGCCTTGTTAGCCCACTCAACCCACATAGTCGCTTTTTTGCGCAGCTCATCGTCCAGTAAGAACGGCTCCTGCACGAGGATGAGCTGCGGATTGTCGCGCATAAAGTTCGCGTTTTCCACAATTTCCTCGTAGTCCACCGGATAGAGCAGTTTGCTGTACACGCGGTCGCCCTTGCTCGAAATGCGGCGTGTAAATGATGCCTCTTTGAAAACGAACGGTTCTGTAAGATGCGGGTTCAGTTTAAGATCGTATTTTGCGATGTATCCAAGTTTCATCTTCATTCCTCCACCTCCGCAAGCCAGAACGCCTTTTTGCACTCAAAGCAAGTTCGCTTGTTGCAGTCGATACCCGTATTGCCGAATACATCCATTGGGCAAGCATTAAGGCATCCCGAATCAGTTTGTGCGTTCGGAAACAGCTTCAAGAACTCGCTCTGCCTGGTTTTGGTGGGGTGTGCGGTGGCCCACCGCTCGACAACCTTCACCGCCCCTGTGTTATCTCCTGCTGTCCTATAATCGTTGTAGCGCATTTTTTCTTCGGTAGATCCCCTTTTGCTGAGACGGTCAACCTTGTCCAAAAACTCCACAGCATCCATTATTCTGCCTCCTCAATTTCCACGCGGATCGTATCTCCGCCCCAAAATTTGTGTTCCACGGCACGGAACCACTCAGGGTTGTCATCCGGCAGTATGTAGCCCTTCATCGCGTCCACAAGGGCCTTGCCCAGCGCACCGTGATTGTCGATGTCCAGATTGTCATTCCAGAAAAATGTCACCTTAACGGGGTGATTTACCAGAGGTTTTGTAATTCCTGCTTTTCGCATTGCCCAGTGGGCCAGCTCGTGCAGCTCTTCCGCGTCCTTCTTCCGCTGCGACCAATGCTTACCGGCGTAATACGCGTTCAGGCCAAACCGCTTGTTCCACGCCGCTTTACCGCGCTTTGTTGCCGGATAAGGGATCTCAAATGCAATCACCGCTTTTCCTCCTTGCCGTTGGTAATGACGCTGACCACCCGGACGCGGCCCAGAGGCTCCAGCAGCATGGCCATGGCCTCCTTTGTGCCCTGTGTATCCTCGCCATCGTAAATGTCGATCACAAGCCGCATCATCGTGTGTCCCTCCTGAATTTGGGGCAGTAGTGGATCACGAACGAGGATGCTACCCGTGTACCGCCCTTGCCTTTGCCGCCGACCTTCAGCACCCGGCTTGTGGGGGTGGCGTCCCAGCCGGGGACCGGCTCCAGATGGTCGGACCACTCGCAGCCGCCGCAGGCGTTTGCACAATCCCAGCAGAGCTGCTTGGACTGGAACTCGACCTTGGGGACCTTCTTCTGCTTTTTCTCCCGCAGGGGATAGCGGCGGATCAGCTCGTCCAGCCGAAAATTACTTGCCATTAAACACCTCGCATATCTGCCAGAGCGCACCATTCGGCATAGGTCATCCCCTGCTTCTTCGCTTCGGAGGGGGTGGGGATACCGGCATCGTGCCAGCGCTCACGCTGTTCGCCTGCCTTGGCGTAGAATTTTTCCAGATAGGCGTCGGACGGCTCCGGCATGGGGGCCTCCTCTGCCTTGGGGGTTTCCGGTTTGGGCAGGTAGGGGACCAGTTCGGATGCGTCCGGCGGGAACCGGTTTTCCCGCGCCCGGAGGATCACCGCCTGCTTGGCGGCCTCATAGCTCCACGGTTCCAGAACCAGCGCCCAGGCTTCTATCACTGCGGGGGTGCGTGGATTCTTTTTGGCACTGGGATAGAGGGTTTCTATCAAGTTAAACAGCTTCTGTATTTCTTCTCTACTCATGTAGTACTCCTGTAATACTCAGGTAGTTATATACCCCCCCCATAAGAGAAATATATATATTTTCTTTTTAGGGGGGTGTGGGGGGGCTTTTTCTTTTGCCGGGTAC